GCACTCCCTCCTGAAGCAGATGGACGACATTGCCGCACGTGCCGAGGCTCGCCGGGATAAGGCGCTGGAACGCCTCTTTGCCTGGAAGAAGCAGGCTGAGGACAACGGCAAGGGCATGGACGGCATGACCCAGGACGAGCTTGTGAAGATGGCCAATGGCTAAACTGACGCCAGCCCAGAAGGCGCAGATGATCCTGACGCAGCGGGAACGATCAGACCCGCTCCGCTGGTTCGTACCGTCACCGACTCAGGAGCAGTTCCTGCGGCGGGATACGAAGGAGTTCCCGTTCGTCCTCCTGTCGGCTATGAACCGCGCTGGCAAGAGTGCCATTACCTTGGCTGATATGGCCATGTTCCTACGTGGAACGCACCCGTATCAGCCGAAGCACAAGAACCTGACCATCGCCGTCTTCGCTCCGACGCGCATGCAGGCGTCCAACGTCATCGCCCGCAAGCTATTCGACGACTCTGAGCTTGTATTGCCCAAGGACGCACCGGCAGAGGCGCGCAATCAGCCAATGATCCCACGTTGGGAGATCGAAAAGCTATCCCGCCCGATGCAGGCCGGTATGCGCGTTCCCAAGGAAGTGGTACTCAAGAACGGCAATCGGGCCATCTTCTCATGGACTGGTGCTGATGACCAGGACGCCAAGATATCCGGTGTCAAACTGGACGCTGCCTACATTGACGAAGAGGCTGGTACACCTCGCCTGGTAGCTGAAATCGCCGCCCGCTTGACCGATTCGCTGTCGCAGGGCGTCGGCTTGGGCTTCTATGTCTGGGCGTACACCAATACCCGCTACAATGACGCCTTTGAGGACTTCAAGCGTCGATGCGAGGACAAGGTGCGCGGTCATAAGACCTTCCACTTGATGCCCGGCGAAAACCCAGCCATCACCGCCGAGGCGCGGGAGATGCTGGCTGGCACGATGACCAAGGAGCAGGGTGATATCCGCATGCGCGGGACCACCGATGCAGGCTCATTGGTGCAGATCTTCGGCAAACAGTGGCAGGATGAGCGCCATATCCACAAGGAGCCGTACATTATCAGCCCAGAAGACAACTTGTGGGTCGGATATGACCCAGGTGTTGAGCATCCCATGGGTATGTTGGTCGCTGCGATCAACAAAGAGTACCCGATGCGCCTGAATGTGGTCAAATGCTGGTCCTACAAGGGCGAAACGCTGGAGAAGGACGTAGATCGGTTGGCTGAGTGGCTACGCGGGCGCAATATCGCTGGGTTCGTCTATGATACGAACCTCAAGAATAAGGATCGCGGCGGTGGCCCGAGTCTTTTGGTCCGCACCAAGGAGTTGATGGCGTCTCGTGGCATCGTTCCCAAGCATGGCTTCTGCCAATCCAAGAAGAATCACGCGCCGGGCATCGCCATGCTACGGCATTACATGGATCCTGCCGAGGAACGGGCTACGCCACCGTTGCTGATGCTGGATATGGCTACGGACGAGAACTGCGTGGCGCAACTCCGGCAGCAGATCATGGCGTACCGTGGCCGTGAAGAGACCAAGTTCACGGGCCCTGGTGGCGTCGTCAAAAAGAACGATGATTTAGTGGACCCTTTACGGTATCTCGTAATGCAGCGCCCCTACTGGGTGGCAGACTTCGCTTGTGGTGCAGCGCGGCATATCGCCACACAGCGCGTTGCATTCCTAGACGCTACTGGTACTATCCCGGTACCACAAAAGCGAGATCGTACCGTGCAACCTCCCCGCTTTGACTTTGCTACGGGCGTCTACCGTTCACGGGATCGTCGTGCAGCGCGTTCATCTGGCTGGCTGGTCGAGGCGTTCTAATGGAACGCATCAATAACTTCCCGCCAAGGAACGTCGCCAATGGGTATTGTGGGTTGGACGGCAGCGGCCTCGTTGCTCTAGCCCAGTTGCCTGCTTCGGTCAAAGATGACTTGGTTACGTCCGATGCGACTGACCCAACGGCTGGTCATCTGGATGCCAAGGTGGATGGGGCTACGCTTGAGGTCAATGCCGCAGCGCACGTCATGCGCGTCAAGGCTCTTGGCATCGACAATTCGCACATCGCCACAGCCGCAGCCATCGCATGGACCAAAGTCGTTAAGACTGGCGCTATCGCCAGTGATGTTGGCGCTCAGGCCGCTGATACGGACCTTAGCGCCTTGGCTGGTTTGACTGGGACGAGCGTCATCCCTGAGCGCACTGGCTCTGGGACGTGGGCTGAGCGATCGGTGAACGCCTCTGGACGTGACGGTCTGGCTGGTCTTAGGACGCTGGTGAACAAGTCCAGTTCGGACACGCTGACAGCAGCACAATCGGACGCCATCTTGGAGAACACCGGCGCTACAGTACAGGTTGGGCTGACGCTCCCGGCAGCTTCTGCTGGATTGCAGTACACGTTTTTGGTCCAGGATACTGACGGTATCCGTATTCGCGCCCCTGCCTCTACCTACATTCGGGTTGGCGCTACCAGCAGCACGGCGGCTGGATATGTGGAATCCGCAACGCAGTATTCGTGCCTGACTATCGTGTGCCTCAACTCGACCAACTGGGTTGCAACGTCTAGCGTTGGGACGTGGACGGCGGCGTAACGCATGAGTGCGCTAGGCGGAAATCTCCGTGAGTGGATTGTCGTGCCGATCAATACCGGCACATCGGTTGCTGTAACCCATCACAACTCACTGCTGGATGTGACCGCCACTGGTTCTCCTGTTGCAATCACTCTACCTAGCGCATCTGGTATACCCAGCGGATTCATTGTGCGCGTCAGGAGAAACCCTGCGTCAGATTCAAATGTCACTATTTCTGGTGGAGCAACAGCTACCCTGACAGCATCAGACTCATCGCGTGAGTTCCAGTGTGATGGCAGCACGTGGATGCAGTGGTCTGCTGGTGGAGTAACTGACGGAGACAAGGGAGACATAACCGTAACATCCAGTGGCGCTACGTGGACTATAGACACAAACGTAGTTACAAACGCAAAGTCTGCACAGATGGCAGCGTCTACCATCAAGGGGAATAACACAGCCAGCCTAGGTGCCCCTGTTGATATGACTGTATCGCAGGCTAAGGCTTTACTCGCCTACACAGCCGCCGATGTTGGTGCTGCGGCCACATCGCACACCATCGAATCCCACACCAGCAGCGACGTGAACACGCTGAACGTGGACAACACGAAGCACGGTCTGTTCCCGAAGCTTCCGAGCGTCAGTGATGGTAAGTATTATGGGATCAAGGACGGTGCTGTCGCTGAGGTTGTCAGCGGGTCATCGCTCGCATCAGACCGCGAAGTCAGCACTACCAAAGCCGTCGCCGCGTCAGACTCACGCGTCCGCAATCCGTTCACGATCAACTACTGCAAGAACCCTGATGCAGAGTTGAACACCACCACCGGATGGGCCACCTACGCAGACGCCGCTGGCACACTGCCGGTAGATGGTACGGGCGGCACTCCACCTGCCAACTTTCTTTTGGAGATTGGCACAGCTTATCCAATGCGAGGTGGGTACTACTTCGGATTGGAGGGGTCTTCGTCAGATAATAAACAGGGGCTTGGCTTAAGCTACGACTTCACCATCGACACAACTGACACCAACCGGCAGCTCACGGTGGCGTTCGATGTGTATATACTTCCTGGCTCAACTTGGGCTGCGGGCTTGGTGACAGTGCATGTGTTCGATGTGACGAACAGCAAGCTGGTGCCTATCACTGCGAATAGCATCGACGCCTCTGGCCACTTTGTCGCACACTTCACAACAAACAGCAGCACCAGTTACCGGCTCATTTTTCATGTAGCGTCAACGGCTACTCCAGCATGGACCATGGCGTTCGACTCGGTGTATATTGGGCCAACATACTTGCCGTCTTCTCCAGCGATGAGCGACTGGCAGGACGGTGGCGCATTAACGATAACCGCGACCACGACGAACCCGACGAAGGGAACGACATCCAAAGACAAGATTTGGTGGAAGCGTGTAGGTGATAGTGCCGAGATATATGTCGAGTACACGCAGACTGGCTCAGGTACCGCTGGCAGCGGCAGCTACAAGATCACGCTCCCTGCTGGACTGAGCATTGATACGACGAAGGTATCGACGCGCACCCCAGGCAACAGCTCAACGGATAGCGGAAACAACCATATAGGCTCTGGATCTATTGGTAGCGGATCGTCGGCAGGTTCAGTGTCTGTGTACGCTGCGTCTGCAACTGAGGTATGGTGCGTTGCTTCAGTCCTCAACGCCGGACCCACTATATCTTCGTGGGGATCGTCCAACTACACCCTCGCAACATCCGACTTGCGTATATCGTTCTCGGCTCGGATACCAATTACCGGCTGGTCCGGCAGCACCGCCGTCCAGCCCGGCAGCCGCTACTTGTGGGCGCAGCGGTTCGCGGCTAATGCAACCAGGGTCACCACGACGCCGAGCAAGCCGGGGGAGTATCGCAGCTTCGTCGGTACATCTGACAGCGCCCCCACGCCCGCCCCGTCTGCCGCTGACGGGTTCAAGATCACAGGTGATGCTGTCAGTACCGATGTAAACGAATGGAATGTATTTGTCGGTCCGGAGAAGGTTGTGGCCATGGTGGCGTACCAGACCACCGGGCGCATGGGCGAGGTGCAGACCGTTTCACTGTGGTCCGACAACAGTCCTTACCGTGGGTGCTTGTTCCATTACGATCCAGTGACAGGCGTTGCGAAGATCAAGGCCGCTCGCGGGACCGGGGCCACAGCCGGATGGTGGCTGGACGCTGCGGCGACTGCCGTGACAACCTATGCGTCCATCTACTTCGACATCCTCGTAGCCGACGATCCGGTCCCCGTCGCCCTGGCGCCTTCAGTGCATGTCGAGGCGAGCAGCGATGCGGGGCAGGTGCTGACCGCCAGCACGACGGCTATGCAGTTTGAAGACGAGATCATTGATACGCACGGCGCATGGAGCGGCACAGCATTCGTCCCACCTGTAGCTGGCGTGTACATGTTTGAGGGTATCACTGAGCAGTCATCCTCTGGAACCGCTCGCGTCATCTATGCGTATATCGGCGGGACCATCGACATTTGCATCGGGGTCACCCCATCGACGCAGACACCAGCGTCATTTGCATTCACGATGCGTCTTGCGGCTGGCGCATCGGTCACTCTCAGGTCGTCGTCTAGCTGGACCAGGTCGTATGACCGCACACGCAATCGCATCTCCATTACTCGGGTAGGTGACTAATGCTGCTCTGCAAAGTGCATAACCTCGTCACTGACCAACGGTATGAGTTCCAGGCTGCCGACCAAGCTGAGGTAGGTGCCAAACTGGAGCGTAAGGCCAGCACCTACGGGCGCGATGCCTGGACCGAGACGATCCCGGCCTGGACTCAGACCGGCGTGTGGTCAACCGACGAGCCGCCCGTGTTCGACCCGCTCGCTGTCATCGAGCATCCCGAACAGGTGATCGAACATCCCGCTGAGTACGAAGTCACGATCACCGACACGGCGGCAGAGGACAGAGCCGCAGCCATCGCCGCCGCCTGGACCGCCGCCGATACCTTCGCTAGCGACGGCATGGACGTGAACAGCCGCAGCAGCCTGCTCTGGCTCGCCATGGTCCCAAACTGCCCGCAATGGCGGCTGAAGCGGATCATGGAAGTGCAGAACTGGTGGAGCGCCATCTGGACTCACTACGCCATGGTCAAGGCGCAGATCGAGGCGGGGCAGGATGCCCGGTTCGATCCAGCCGTGCCGGGCTGTTGCCCGTTCACCATCTGGCAGATCGCGTCTGATACGCCGCTTGCGAAATCTGACAAACTTTTATAGTTACCACAAAGGCCAGCATGTTCATGGACCCATACATCCTGTTGGCCAGAGCCGAGGAAGCCGAGCGCCGGGTATCCGACCTTGAGCTTCTGTTGGCTCAGGCTCGTCAGCACGCGATGGCTTGGGAGCACACCGCGAAAGACCAGCGCAAAGAGATCCAGCGCCTCCGCATGGAGTGCGATACCGAGCGTATTATCAAGGAATCTGAGCGATGACCAGCAAGCATGACTGCGACCAGACTACGCTTCTGGCTGACCATGAGACGCGCATCCGCGCCTGTGAGCGTGACTTGGCTGATGGGAATACCCGCTTTGTGCGTCTAGAGGAGAAGTTGCAGTCAGTGAGCGAGAAGCTAGGCGAACTGGCTGATACCATCAAATCTGCCGTGCGCTGGGTGCTGGTGTCCGTTGGGACGCTCGGGATTGGCGCGCTGGCGTGGGCATTTGTCCAGTCAAAAGGAGCGTTGCCATGAGCTATTATCCTTCTGACGAGGACAAGACGGCTATCCGCACCGCCATCATCATTCTGGCTTTGACGGTAGCGGCTGCCTTGCTGGCTAGCTGTACCCAGTCGCAGACTCGTGAGCAGATCGCCACTGACAAGGTGGACAAGATCAGCGTGAGCGGGACCATGACGATACCAACGACAGATGGGCCGCGTCCAGTCCCCATATCTTTCACCATTGATAGGCGAGGCTATGAAGATCAACGTAAGGAAGCCGACACCCGCACAGGCGTTGATGGCGCTGCTGTTGGTCGTGAAATTGCTGCTGTTCTTGGCCCTGTGCTTGCTGGCGCTACTGGCGGCGGGTTCTCGTGGACTAGTATTCTGGCTGGCGTCGGTGGTGCGGCCACCGCTGCGACGACTGGCTACCTGGCGCTCAAAAAGCGTGAACAGTTGAAACCGGCTAAGAGGCAGAGTTAGCCGTTGACCAGCGTTGACATTCGCAACACCGCGTCTAATCTCAGGACATCCAATGGACGAAAATACCCCAGTTGAGCTTCCGGTCGGCAAGACGCTTCAGCGCCTGCTGGACGGCGGCACGGATGCTGCCAAGGAATGGCAGAAGCAAGGCGACGAGATCGAGCGGTACACGACCAGCAACGACTACGGCTTCCTCTACCAAGAGTTTGAGGCTGATCAGTCGTTCCAGGCCCGCGTCAACAAGGCTTCTGAGTTCTGCCAGATTTTCGGTGCTTTCATGTACCCGCATAATCCTGACGCCTCGGTCAACTCCGAGCCGTGGGCAGATCAGTGGGCGAAGCAGCGGCATGTGATTGAGGAACAGTACGCCGACTACTCGGCGCGTCACGGCGAACTTGCCAAGCAGATGCGTCGGTGTGTGGATCACGCGCTCCTGCGTGGGCGTGGCGTCATGTGGACGGGCTACAACGACAAGAAGGGCATCGTTCAGGACATCTTCGACCGTGCGGACAATCTGGTGGTTGATCCTGACGCCAAGTGCGTCGAGGAGCAGAACTGGCAGGCTCGCAAGCGCATCAAGCCCCGCTGGGAACTGATGGCCCGCTACCCCGACAGTGCAGCGATCATCCAGCAGCTTCCCGTCTATGGTAAGCCGGATCATGGTAAACGGCAGTCGGACGCGCAGAGCGACCTGATCTGCTACTACGAGATCTGGATGGGCGTTGGCGCTACCAACTACATGCAGTCGATGGAGACGGTCACCGCTGACAAGATCGACACCAGCGCCAAGAAGAAGTATGTGGTCGCTGAAGGCAAGGTGCTGTACGAGGGCGACTGGGAGATCCCGTTCTTCCACATTGACGAGTGGCCAGGCACCTATCTGGACCCGATTGAGCGTCCCGGTTGCATGTTCCCGCTTCAGCCGATGGAGCCTGGCATGGGCCATCTGCGGGCAATGAACTACGCCTATACGACCTTCATTGCCAAGTGGCGGTACATGAGCCGCACGCCGTTTGCGGCGATCACCCACAACGGCCAGGGCATTGAGTC